CATACGAAAGTCTCAAACAAAGAGTCAACAATGTAGTAGTAGACCATATTCCAGTCAACCGTATATGTCCTTACTGCGAACAAGAAATTGATTTTGAGTGCATAGTTAATATAGACTTTGAGGCAGAGTGGGATGCTATGGCGGAACTAATAGTAGGAGTAATAATTGACTCAATACCAGATATAATAAAGGAGGTATTAAACAAATGAGAGTTAACAGAGAAGAGAAAGCCATAGACATAGAACGGAGGGATATTAACTACATCCTTCCAGCCTACATCCGTGCATACCTGTTCTACAACAATAACGAAGACCCTGAGAAGATTGTCTTCCCCATGTTCAGGTCTGTTCCCCATCCTCATAAGCCTGGAGTTGAGGTCCCTATCGAGTACATTCCAGATGATTCCCCAGTCGCTGTTGAGATTGCCAAAGATGGCGATAACATTCCTGAAACTACTCCAGAAGCTGAGGCTGAGGCAGACAAGAAGGAAGAGGAATACAATACAATGAAGGCTAGGATTGCAGAGCTAGAAGATGAAGTGGCGGAGGCTAAGGGAGAACCCGAATATGCAACTCCACCTGATATTGGCGGAAATGATGCTCCTTCCAGCAAGGATGTCAGTCCTGCCAAGGCTGCCTTTGCAAAGCAAATTGCGGAGGAACTAGCTACGGGAACAGAAGCTACTGGTAATGAATACGCCAAGCCTGAGCCCGCTATTGCTGAAGTTAGCGAGAATCAGCCTACACCTGAACGACTTGCTGCTGCTAAGGCTCCTGATACAGTCCTGCCTCCAGGCACTCCGTCAGATTATGGAGGAAGCCGAGATAAGAGAGACCAGAGGAGAGTAGCTAAGGACATAGCCCCTGAGAAGGATATTAAGGAGGAAGAGGAGATAGAAATCGGCAGTATCACCGAGATAAAAGAACCTGGCAAGGAGGAATAGCTGGTGATTCTGGTAGATGATAATGAGCCTGACAATATCATAAGGCTCCTTCGCCAGTCCGTAACTGCTATTGTCTCTCCGCTAAACAGGATGCACAGGTCGGACTACTTCTTCGCCAACTACGAGGGCAAAACTTTGCAATTCAGCCGTAAGCAGGCAGGAGAGCTAGTCGGGAATATTGACGAGGCGGAAGACCAGCTAGCAGACTATTACCACAATGCAGATTACAACTTCCAGATAGTCGAAGGCATCATCACCCCTCTACCTATAAAGGGAATAGAAATCAAAGACCACTCGGCTCTTAAAGGGTCTGTCAGAGACCTCGGCAACAAGCTGTTCTGCTACCAAGTGCAACCTAACGGACACATCGAAAGAGGACATAGTTTCTCTGCTATCAACGATTCTGCCCTATACGCCTGGGAGCATAGACTCACTATGGCAGGGATTCCTACGTACTATACAACTAACTGGGTCAGCACTGCCCGTTTGCTGGTAGCCATTTATAGGAATGAGCAGAAGCCTCCCGAAGAACACACAACCCTCACTCGCATCATCAAGCCCAAGTTCCATGTGAGAGAAGAGAGGAACATGACTGATGAAGACAGAAGCAGCTTCCGCCTGATGAAGGCTATCATGTTCTTGTCAGATGCCTACAAGCTAGGAGTGGGAGAGAAGAAAGCTAAGGCTATAAGTGCAAGGTATGTGAACCTACTCGACTTAGCTATGGCAGATGCGGAGGAGATAGCTGAGTGCGAAGGCGTTGGAAACACTATTGCAAGGAAGATACTAACCGCATTAGGGAGAACATTATGAGTGAAGTTGGAGAAACAATAACTTTCCACGATGATTTTGAGTCTATCAAGACTTGTAAAGTTGAGGTAACAATGACGATTACCAGAGGGCGAAGGAGACTAGAACTCTACAAACCCACAACTATATCTCCCGCATACAACCAGCATATATATGAGAAACAGGCAGAAATAATAAAAGCCTTTATGGAGGAAGGTTGAAATGAGAGAGTTTGCACCAGAGTACAGCCGTAATGAGGAAGGATGGATTTTATTTCCTTCTGATACTGACTACCGAAAAGAAATGTTCCCGAAGGAAGTTAATGAGCATCAGGCTAAGGCTAATGTACATCTTATACAGGCGATTGTAGAGTATGTCAGCGAACCTGGGCAGATGCTACTTGACCCGTTTGGAGGCACTGGAACTCTAATGGTGGCTGCCATGATGGGGAGAAGCGTAGTACTGATAGATATAAGTCCTAGATACACTGACCTACAGAGAATTGTGTTGCTGAAACTCGAGGAACTTGCTCCAGGTATATTTGAGCACGTCTCCACTATCAACTCCCCGTTACAGATTATTCTCCCAATCCTCAACTGGGCAGACCATATTATATTCTCGCCTCCATACGCCTCAATTATGAAGTCGAAGGGAACAGACAAGCTCACATTGGAGAAAACCGACTACAAGATGGCGGAGTATACATTCACCAGTCCACTTAATATAGGTCTAATGAATGACTTTATGTGGGCACAGAACATGGAGAAAGTTTATCACAAGTGTTACGAGTCACTAAAGCCAGGTGGCAGTATGACTATCATAGTCAAAGACCATATGGAGAAAAGGAAAAGAGTTCCGCTTAGCCAGGCTGCTGTGGACGCCTGTGAAAGAGTTGGATTCACACAAGACCCTGGAGAGTGGTTCAAATGGGCTGCACCAGGCAGTGTATACACTCACATATATAGAGCCAGAGGATGGGAAGTTGTAGACGATGAGGATATAATAGTTTTTAGGAAAGGAGGATGATATGTCTAAGGACTGGTATCAAGATATTGTAGACTTCCGCACAAAGGAGGACAAAATGACTAGACCAAACTGGGACACTTACTTCATGAACATCGCAAAGGATGTTTCTGCCAGAGCCACCTGCCCAAGAGCTTCAGTTGGAGCAGTAATTGTCAAGAACAATCGGATACTGTCTACTGGCTACAATGGAGCACCTGCAGGAGAACCGCACTGCACCGAAGTTGGCTGTGAAATGGTTGATAACCACTGCGTCAGAGTAATTCATGCTGAAGTCAATGCAGTGTGTAAGGCAGCTAGATTTGGGATTCCAGTGGAAGGAGCCGTACTCTATGTCTACGGACTAGACAGACCTGAATCCTGCCACAACTGCATACAGGTTATGAAGGCTGCAGGACTTGAAGGGTATGTTGAACTAATAGATGGTCATATAAAGATAACAGCCCTTTAGGGAGGTTAGAATGTCAGTATATTACTTCGGCTATCCCGATGCAGACGCAGATGAGCGATGGCAGTTCTGGGAGCAACATAGACCAGCTGCAGTCGCAATAGATACCGAAACCATTAGCCTTGATGAAAGGCATCCGCTAGGAATCGGAATTGCTTTCTCTCCTGAGGAGTCATTCTACTTTGACCTAACACCAGAGCCTCCGCTCAAAGGACTAGAAGCTCTAAAGAAGTTTTTAACTGACATTAGAATTATCAAGATAGCCCACAACTGGGTATTCGATATGGGAGTATTCCCACTGATTCCTGTAATCGGCAACTCCCTCGACAGAGCTAATATCTTTGATACTAATGTGGCAGCAAGGTTGCTAGGCTATCAGGAAACCTCTTTGCCAGTCTTAAGTTATGAGTTCAATATGCACACTGAACCTATGAAGGAAATCCTCAAGAAGCATGGCTGCAAGGACAATGCAGAACTAATAAAGAAAGACCCAATGATTCTGGCTGACCACTGCCAACTAGACACCAAGGCTACATACAGGCTATACATGGAGTGGGCAGAAAAGATTCGGCAAAGGTTTGGAGAGTACTTCAAAGTTGAAATGGAAGTCCTACCTATACTCCTTGACATATCTATGCACGGTATTGCTATAGACCAAGAGGCTAGACAAGACCTCGAGGATAGATATGCTAAAGAAGTAGAGTTCTATGGCAATATGACTAAGTCATATGGAGTAACAAATCCAGGAAGCCCTCAGCAGGTAGGATGGATTCTCGCCAAGAGAGGTAACTTCCTCAAAATGACCAAGAGTAAGCGACAGCTAAGAACTCGCACTGGAGATTTAGAGTTCCTTGACGACCCGATGGCTGCTACTGTGATAGGCTATCGGAAGAAGTCAAAGTTCCTATCTACATATCTGATGCCACTGGCAGGGGAGGATAGGTTTTACACCGAATACTATTTGGATACATCAGTAGGTCGGCTTAACAGTCGCAATAGGAACATCCAGAATATTCCAGGGAAGGATGATGATACAGACGACCCAGGAGCAAGGTTCATGTTGATGCCTGATAATAGAGTATTCACTACAGGAGACTACGCTAGAGAACATCTATATTTCCTCGCTCACATGAGTCAGGATAGAGATATGCTGGAGGTTCTGTATAACCCTGACCCTAAGTTAAATGACATTCACCAGAGAACTGCAGTCCTGATGCACACTACAAGGAAGCTGGCTAAGGTATGTAACTACGCAGTTATATATGGAGCTACTGCACAGACTCTGATGGAGCAGTTGAAGACCAGAGATAAGAGGATGTGCCAGTCCATGCTAGAGAACTGGTTCAGAGCATACCCAGGAGCAGCGGACTGGATTATATACGCACAGAGGGAGGGATTGAGAGATGGCTGGAGTCCTCCCACACTATTTGGAAGAAGGATAAGGCTGCTCGAGGAGAGCGAGGATGGGATGAAGAGGAAGGCAGTCAATTATCCTATCCTTGGGTCAGATGGAGAGGTCATTAAAAGAGCAATCATTCTTTGCAATCATAGAAGGTTAGGACCTCCGCAGATGGTCATTACTGTGCATGACTCAATCACCTGGGATGGTGATGTTGAGAAGCAGATACCGAAGGAAGAGCTAGAGAATATCCCAGGATACAGGATTCCTTTTGAAATAAAACAGACGTTCAGGTGGGAATGAAAGGAGAAGAAATGATGGACAAGAGAGAAAGCAGTTTGTTGCACAGAATAGACCCTTATAGGCAAGCATCACAGGCTATGTATAGTATAGAGGGATTTGGTATTGTGTCTAGCCAAGCAACTAGAATACTAAATGACCTAAGTGATGCCTTCAGAGAGGGCGTAGCTGATGCAGTTAGTCGACTTCATCAGCACTATTATAAGAAGGAAAAGATGCCAGCCAACCTATTTGAGATAATGAGAGATGTATATGGTGAAAAAGGTTGGTTCTAGCCTAAGGAGGAGAAATGACAGAGGGAGAGCAGAAGAGCCGACCTCCTGCTCCCCCTCTTAAAAAAGGAGGAGGTCCTGCACAATGGCAGGTCTAAGTTATGCCCACCACTTTGCAAGCTATTTCCCCTCCTGTCCAGGAATATACTTTTTACCCCAAAAAAAGTGACCTAGGATAAAGCCTACAGTTAGTACTCCTACCCCAATCCAGAAGTCCCGATGAGATACCCATGTGTGCAGGTAGTAGCCAAGTACAGTAAACCCGACTATAACCACATACTCGACCTTATGGTAGAAGTCTCGGCTAATGTAAGTCCAAGGTCTACCACCTACCAGGCTCCAGAGCTTCTTGTACGGATTATACTTTAGCCACTTCTTCCAGTTCATTTCTCCCCCGTCTTCATCTGGAGCATGGCGGAGGAGGCAAAGTCGCCAATGTACTCCTTCCTATCCCTCCATATACCCCAGACCTCGTTACGTCTTTCCAAGGCTTCAGTTCTGAATCTATCAGACATTGAGAGGTCACCGTTGGCAGACTCAATAGAATGAGCAGCCTCTCGGAGATACGACTCAATCGTAGCGACTCGAACCTCAGCCTCTCTAGCAAACAATGAGGCTATGGCAGCATAGCTATTCGACTGCTCTATGTAGGAACGGACATCTGCCAAACGTTGCGCAGCCTCCTGCACAAAGCCAAGTGCAGCATTAGTCCGAGCAGTAGCACTTTGCTGGTATAGTTTCCTATCCTGCTCAAATGCTCCTACCAGAGCATTCTTAACAACCTGAGCATAATTGGCATACATTTCTGGAGTTCTCTCGTCCTCACCGCCCTGAGCTACAGTGTTGAGCAGAGCGTCACCAGCCTCTAAGTAGGCTTTGATGTCAGGTTCAGTTCCACCAGCAACATAGTTAGTTGTGTTGATGTAGCTATCACGGACTCCATCTGCATTGGTTAGGTCAGTAGCCACACCGTCCAGATAAGTATTAGCTGCATCGAGAGCAGTAGTTATTGCAGTACGTAGGTTAGCTACCTCATCAGTAATATCCTGCAGTATCCCTGCTGCATCTGCATCAGAGTTGTTGTCCAGATACTTCTTGATATTGGTCAAAGCAGTACCGAGTTGAGTCTGGTCAGAATCTGCTGCTGCTATTGCAGTTCGAGCAGTTGTTAGGTCAGTTAAAGCCTGATGTTCATGTTTCAGAGCATAGATGAATAGAGCATAGGCAGCAGCAGCCTGAATGACTGTGTTCTCAAGGAACTCGGGAGTAGTGCCAGGAGCGTAGTCATTGGGAGGCTGATGAAAGGCATCATACTGAACCCTGACCTGCTTGCCGTCCTGAAGAGCTTGCTGCTCCTCCTGCTCCCCCATACCAGTAATTGACAGAAACCTGCCGAATAGCTCGGTCTGGCAGAAGGACTGAGGAATGTTACCCACAGGATATTCAGTCCGATGCACTCGGATGAAGTCAGCAAGGCTGCTAAGGTCAATGTGAGTCTGATTCTTCGTGTAGCTGATAGTGACAGTATCCTCCGCAATTATGTCTCCACCAGATATAGCCTTAATCTTGCCTCGAACATAGTCTATTTCAAAGTCAGTGCCTCGAACTATGGCGTTGGCGTCTACATCAGTCACATTCTTCTCTGACCCCCACTTGACAGGCTTATGAGCCAGGCTGACCCAGACATCAGTATAAACGCCATAGCCTATCTCCAGAATATCGTTTGCACCGTTGCCTGCAATCTGGTCAATCTCAACTGAGTATACAGCCTTGAAGTACACCTTCCCCATCTGCCC